ACACTGTGGGTGTAGTGCCGTCAGGCAGGCAGAGGCGGATACGGCACAGGTGGATCGGGCGGCAGTAGAGCCACCGCGTCATCCCACGCAATCACTTCGATTTCATCAAACCGGCTCGCGTCCAGACGCCCAAACCCGATGCCATACAGCCCATTCGGAACTTCTGACAGCAGATCGCCGCAGAGCAGATACCGGCCATCGACCAACGGAACCGGCTGGGCAACGAACTGCGACGGGCTTTCGGCCTGCACTTCTGCCAGCCGCTGCGCCAGCGCGGCATCGAACACAAGCCCGTAGGTGCGGCCCTCTTCGTAAGTCAGCGGCAATCGCGGCAAAAGGTCTGCGACTGTCATGGAATACCGGCTCCAATTGCAGCGTAAAGAGCCGACACGCGGGTATTGAGCTGTGCCATGTTGATTGACTCCCCGATGCTGTAAAACGCCAGCCTCGCAGGGGAATGTTCTTGCGGGGTGCCTGTTGTTCCGCTGTCCGCAAATACAAACGTCGGGACTGCCTGCGGCGCAGACGATCCTCGCAATGTTGTGGTTGCACTGCCCGACGCGCCCCACCGGGCAGAAAACCCGGCGGAATTTTCGCGGTTGATTGCCGTAAGGCCGACAGTCAGGCTGCTGGGAGCGTCAACGTAATTGTTTGAGCGATTGTTGAAAAAACCATAGCTGTCGCCAAACGGAAACGCCATACGGGTAGAGCCGTTGTTGTTGTAGCCTCCCGCCCCGATTATGCAGGATGATGAGCCTTTCATCGTAGCAACAGAGATATACACGCTCAGATGGTGACTGTTCTGTGGGTCGGCGTTACTGTTCCGGTTGCTGTTGATGTATTTTGTACTTCCATTTCCGACGATCCCCGTCTTTCGGTTGTAGTCGCCAGCCGCGAAGTTGACGGGAGTCGGTGCCGCACCGACCAGCGGCGTCAACGCACCGGAGAGCGTCCTGGCTCCCATGAGGATGCAGGAAGCCTTGATGGCAGACCAGATTCCGTTGGTCTTGCAGCCGATCACAAAGGCGTCGATTGCCTGCTGGACGGCAACCTCTAGCGGTTGGCCGTCTGCGGTGTTTACAGCCGCTATATAGGCGCGGGCGTCAGCATCGGCAGCGACGATGGCCCCTGGCCCACTGGCTCGCGGCCTCAACAGTCGGGGCGACATCGGCATGTGCGCTACTCTCTTCGACTCTACAGTAGGGATGTGAGGCCGCGCTAGATCACACGCCACCGCGACAGCGCGGTGAAGTAGATCAGCAGGGCTGCTCCGCCGTTGGCGGCCATGACGTAATCGCCGGCCCACGGCACGACCAGGCGGTTCGCCTCCGTGCTCGAGGTCGACTGGTGGCGGAGCGTGATAGCGTGGCTGCCAGTGTTCACCAGGAGGATCGCCTGGCCGTTCGTGCCAGCGACGACCCCGGTGATGTTCCGGGCCGCGCTCGCGTCGAGCCGGAAGATGTCGCCGGTCCCTGGGTTGTAGTTGTTCTGGTCGGCCGTGAGCTGGGCCGGGCTCGTCACGACGTTAGGGATCGCGTCAGCGCCGCCCGTCTGGTGAGTCGACGCATGGGTCGCCGCCGCGTAGCTGCCGCTCGCTTGCTTGCCGTCGAGGGCCGTCTGAAGGCCGGTGATGTCGACGATCGCGTGGGTGTGCGGGAGGTCGCGGATCGAGCCGAGCGTGACCTTCTGGGTCGTCGTGCCGGCGGCGTTGGTTGCCGGGACCACGGCGGCCGCGTTGGCCGTGCCGGATGGCAGTGCGGAGATCTTTACGTCGGGCATCAGTTCTGCTCCGTCCGGAGGTAGTTCCCGTTCTCGGCCTTCAGCTGGTCGCCGGCCTCGGTGAGTATCGTCGCTGGCGATGCCGGGCGGCGCTTCAGCCGCTTCCGCATCAGCGAGAGGATCCGGAGATTTCGAGGCCGGTAGCGGATCGCCATGGTCGTGTCAGTGTCCGGTCGGCCTGCCGTTGCTTGAACCGACCCAGGCCTTCTCGCGCTCCTCGTCCGTCCATCGTGCCTGGGCCTCGAGCACGAGCCTGCCCCAGATCTCCTCGGGGCTGGGGTCTGGCGATGGTGGCCGCCGGTTGCCGCCACGGCCGCGCCTGGGGAGGTCGGCGAGCTGGTCGTTCAGCCGCGCGCGGATCACGTCCACCGTGACGCCGGCCGCCCTGGCGACCTCGTCGCGGCTTCCGCCGGCCGCCCACAGCTCCCGCGCCGCCTGCTCCTGCTCGGGCGACAGGAGCCGCTTCTGGCACGGTCCAGGGTCACGACGGCGGCGCATCGGGGAGCCTCGTGATCGTGACCACAGTCCGGGCCAGCTCGCCGCGGCTCGCGTATCGCTTGCGACATCGCCCCTCGACGACCTGGCTGTCGTCGTGCCAGATCGCCCCGGTGTTCGTGATCGCATCCTGGACGCCCTTCGCGAGGTTGTCCCAGTCGCCGTTCCGGTGGCCGGGGTAGCCGGGGCTCCCGGCCCGCAGCTCGCCGGCCTTCGTCAGGTGTGACGGCGGCCGCTCGAAGATCGCTTCGATGTCGATCGCGTGCGGCCCGTCGGTGGCCTGCCAGCCGCGTCGCTTCGCCTCCATGGCCGCGCGGAGCTGGATCGCCTGCTTGTAGATCCCGATCCCGTTCTTCGTCGGCGTGTACATCCGCCCGCCGCGCGTGCTCCGGGCCCGCGGCTGCGGGATCGGCGGGCCGTCGAGCGAGAACGTGATCGAGGTCGCATCCATGCGACCCCGAAGGTAGCGCGGCCGCGGCCTGAATCCAGCCTCTACCGGTCAGCCAGCGCGATCGCGTGGCGGGCCAGGTCGTCCGGGTCGAGCCGCGCGTAATAGACGCAGATCACGACATCGGCATCGACGCCGTACTGGCCCTTCAGCAGGGCCCGGAGCTGGTCGAGCTTCGTCGCCGCGGCGTGGGTGAACTTCTCCGGGAACGAACAGCGGATGTAGGTCGCGCGGCCCCAGGCGTGATCGTAGAAGATCTGGGCCGGGGCGTGCTCGTACTTGCCGGGGGCGTAGACCGTCCGGCAGGCCTCGGTCATCTGCTCGGCCGTGATGTCGAGGATCATGCCGACGCGGCCTCCTGCCGGAGCTTGTCGGCCAGGGCCCGCCGTGTGGCCTCGAACCGGGCCGCGTCGTCGCCCTGGAAGCCCTGGGCCGGCGGCCGGTCGTCCGGGCCGCGCGGGCTGGGGCCGGCCTTCGGTGCCGGAGGCTTGTCGTACTGCCCGCCCAGGACGCGGTCGACGAAGCCCTGGCCGCAGAGCTGGGGCAGCGTGACCGGCGTCCGGAAGTAGCGGCACTGCGGGAGCCGCTGGATCGCCTGCTGGGCCAGCTCGAGCCAGCCGGCCTCCGCGAGCCGCGCCTCGGCCTGCTGGGGCGGGGCAGGGGATCGCCACCGCTGCGGGTCCTCGTCCAGCCTGCCGGCGTTCCAGGCGGCTTTCAGGGCGTCCCAGCCGGCGGCCGGCGTGTCGGCTGCCGGCTGCTCCGGCTTCCGTCGCGCAGCTTTCCGCGCGGAGGAGGAGGAATCTGTCCTCTCCTCTCCTCTGCTGGCGCGCGGCTGGCGCTGCGGCGCCATTTCAGCGTCAGCGTAGCGCCGCTGCCGGTCGTTTTTGCAGGCGCGAGCCTTCGCCGCCATCGAAAACCGACGACCCCATCCTGGGATCGTGGCGGTCCCGACCTCGGCGTCGAACTCGATCCAGCCTACCGACTCGACGTGTCTCCAGAATTCCGCCTCGCCCCCGCAGACCCTCGCGAGCCGCTCCGGGGTCGCCCTGGCCGTTCCGTCCGCGGAGTTGAGACTCGCCCATCCCCAGAGCTGGAGGAGGCGGTACACGACCACCTCGACGCCCTGGCCGGACAAGTCGACGAGCTCCTGGACCTCCGGCTTCGAGCCGAGGGCGATGTCGACTGGTATCCACTCACCGGCCATTGCGATCCTCCGACTTGTCGTGCAACTCTGCCATGTACGGCAAAGACATCTCCTCGAGGATCCTGGCGGCCTCGACGCACGTCACCCGGTCCTCGTGCAGGTCCTCGTGCAGATCCTTGAGTAGCGACTCAACGGCCTGCTCCAACGCAAACACCATCGCCTGTGCAAGATCCATCGTGTTCTCCCTTTTGTGTCACGTCTCCTGAATCAACCGTCGCCGCGATGCAAGAGGCTTTATTTGCCTTCACTGCGTCTGACATGCGCGTCTCGATGTTTCTCTCGGGCTTGTGAAGCCAGATAAAAAAAGGCTCCCACAAATGAATGTCCTCTTCTGGCATTTCTAGGTATGTAATACGGCAGTCTTTGAGCTCTTCACGCCTTGGGTGCAGTCTTTTTCCGAGGTCCTTTGCTTTTCCCACATAGACGCACTTGCCGTCCGTGACTCGCCAGCCGAAGTAAACGCCAGACTTGCCGGACAGCCGCTCCTTTGCATCCACGAGCGACACAAACTCTGGATGAGGGGCGTCGACCATCGCCCTGGCGTCAACTATTCGAGACTTGAAGTCGACTGGGCAGATGGTCCATGTGCGCTTATTGCCCACAAGTCGCCTTGACTCAACGGCCCTTGCGAGCCTTCGTTCGGCATCAACAGCTCTTTTTTCTGCTTGCTCGATGGCTTTGTTTGCAACGTCAAAACTAAACCACGCGCGGGCTGCTGCGTCCCTGTGAGATTTAGCTTCTTTGTCCCATTGCAAGAGTTGCTCCTTCAGCTCTCCGCTTGCAATGCGCTCGATGCCCTCTATCGCGTAATAGATTCCGTCGAAGAAAGAGCACGGCACCTGGAGCGCATGCACTACATCAGCCGCTGAGTCGCATTTGATGCTCTCTCCGTTTACGGTCAAACGCCTTTTGTTGTGGAAATACCCAACAGCAACAACGGCAGGAGCTGCGTCTTCTTGTTCGATGTCTATGTATACAAGCAGCCCATTTAGCGGGCACATATGCGACCGGACATTTACAATCCGCCACGGCTTGTACCAATGGCACCTCTCGCAGAACGCCATGGCAATTTCGCACAGCCTGGCGTGATTGCCTCGAGATATCGCGGCCGCTATCTCCTCGCGGTATGCGTCAATCGTCACTCTAAACATGCCTTGATCCTCCAGTGCTCGGTTTCCACATCCTCGCCCCGGCCGTCCCGTGGCCCTTCTGGCGAACCGCGAACCCGACCGCCTCGATCCGGCCGGCCCTCGCGAGCGCGGCGATCACCGGCCCGAAGGCCCGCGTGTCGTGCGGCACGATCCCGGCCGCGATGCACTCGTTCACGAGCTGCTCGCCGGAGAGCGGGCCGCCAGCGCGGCCGAGCGACGCCATCACGACGGCCTTCGCCGCCTCGCGGTCGAAGCCGGCGGCCTCGGCCTTCGCCTGGCAGGCCTCGGCGGCCTTCTCGCCGGCCGCGCGTGCGGCCGCGAACATCGGGAGATCACACTGGGCGTCGATGAACGTCGGCATCAGCGAAACCTCCTCCGGGCCTCGTCCGTGAAAATCACCATCGCACCCTCCCGGTACGCCCACCACTCCGCATCGCGGGCCTTGTAGCGGGTGAACCTCGACCCGAACTTCCGCTGCATCCAGTTCAGATGCCGCCTGACTGTCTTCTCGCAGCACCCCAGCCTGGAGCAGATCTCCGGCATCGTGCTCCCGCCGATCCGGGCGAGCATGTCGTCGAGGATCGCGACGTTCTCCAGGCTCGATCTAGTGGCTACCTTCGGTGGCATCCGTGCTTTCCTTGTGTTGGCCCGCGTATCGTGCGGGCGGCCGGTCGAGTCACTCGACGAGAGGAGGTTTTTTCCGAGCCTCGACTGCCGGCGTTGGTCCCCACTGGGCCGGCGTTAGGGGCGGATGCGGCTCCGTGCAAAGCCGCTGCGGCCACTGCGGGCCGGCGGTAGCTACTCCTGTTGCTGCCTGAGTCGTTCCGCCTGGGTCGCCAGCCGGGCCGCGCGGGCCGCGATCACGTCGGCCGCGTCGCGGTCGGCCTCGGCACGGTCGACGTACCAGCCGTCGGCCTCGTGGAGGACCTGGCCGCAGCGGACGAGCGTCTGCTCGCCGAGCTGCTCGAGCTGCCCCACCATCGTGATCGTGCCCACACCGTGCGGCTCGATCATGT